ACCTATTCTGCCCTCAGCGTTAGCCTCTCGCATCTCTACTGTGTAATAGGCGCCTTCTACGTGTATCAGGAACTCGCCTTCCCAGATGTGATCATAGACATCCGGTCTTAATTCTTTGTCGTTCAGCCGCTCTTGGTTCAGCACATCAGGGAACCACGGGTTATCACGCCAGTTGATCTCGCAGATCTTTACATCATTACTCGGAGCCACTCTAAATCTTTGGTGTACAGCCGAATGCTTTGACTCTGGATTGTATGTCACCCAGATCTCGGAGTCGTCTTCTCGAACCGTAGGTATAAGCTTCTGCCATGCGCCCTCGGATACGTTCTCGGCCTCGTCTACCCAAGCCAGTATGATTCTAGCCTTTGACTTGATCGAGTCTAGGTTCCGCCTTAGACCAGCGAACACGTAATTGATCCGGCCATCCCTCGACCTAATGAACTTCTCGCCGATCTCGTAATAAGCGTTAAGCCAGTCAACCGACCTGATCGCAGACTTAACCTCTTCGAGCGATGACTCGTCCAACGAATTAAGATGCTCACGAGCACAGAGTATCTGACCCTGCTTGCCTGACATACCCCACTTATAACCGTAGACAGCAGACATCAATGCAAAAGATCTAGTCTTGCCTGATCCCCTGCCACCATACGCTACACGGTAACGAGCCTCGCCATTGAATAGGTCAACAATCTTAGGCGGAAGCTCAATCTTCGCGTTCATTCTTTGCTATCAGCTCGATGATCGTAGGCATGTGCATTGCGCCATCACTCGATGTTAGATCAAGCTCCTGAGCCTTAAGGTCAGGCATATACTTGCCTATCATCTTAATGCGCGCATCGAGTGCCACTTTGTTCTTTTGAAGATCGTTCGTAAAAGTCGATGAATCAGGGTCTAGTCCTTCGATTTTTTCGATAAGATCAAATAGATACTGAACCGACCCACGCTCCTTAATGTATTCGCGTAAAGCCTCTTTGCGTATCTGCTGATTTTCTTGTGCTCTTGTTCTAGCCACTGTCTACTCCTTGTTAGGAACGTTCTGACATGGCGTAAAATGACCTTCACTTGGATTCGCATCAGTGCCATGTCGGCGTCCCGATTCGCTTTCTTGATTTCCTGCTTGATATTGTACACGATTTCTCCCTCCGAATATTCTGTCAAAATTCTCATCAAAGCTTAGCTTATTTGTTGGCCTCTGCTTACTTCCCTTGCCCATCGTTCCTCCACGTGTAACAAATTATTGACCACGCTAGAACAACAACAGCGTTCGCTAATACCCATATGGCTATAGACTCAATCATCTGCTTCCTCCATATCTATCTGGCCAACAGGTGACCAGCCGCATCCTTCACGCCTGTGCTTAGCCAGCGAGAGTGCCTCACCTTCTGTATCCACTTCATAATCAATCCACCACTGGCATGTCTCTGTGCCGCAACGGAATGACTCTGAGCAGAATGTTTTGTCTCGGTAAACCATCACTCAACTCCCTTCATTTTGAGATAACACAACGCCGCCGCTTTGGTTGGTGTTTCTGCTCTAATTTTGACAAAAGGCGTGTCTCCATTATTGTGCGCTATCCATTGTTTATAATCCCAAAAATCAACAGTTATCTTCTCACGCTCAATGATCGGCCCTATGTCTTCCCAGTTGTTGACGTAATCAACACAAGTGTAATCACCAGCGCCTAATCTTACGTCAACATGATCTGCACATTGATATAGCTCTTTTCCTGCAAATTCAATCTTAGCAATCGCAAGGTTAATCTCTGCTTCTATCATCACTCACTCTCCCTATCAGACGCACACTCATTCCGAATCAGACGCACTTAGCGCGAAGATTGCTACACAGTTATACATCATAAATGTAGCTTTCTTCGTCTTTGTCTACATAAATGTATCTTTTTTGAGTCAACATATACATAAATGTATCCAATTAGATACAAATCGCACTGATTTTGCTATTAAAGTGTACATTTACATCGATAGCAGTGCGTTCCCGACCACTATAACGAGCGCCGTCATAAGCAACCACGCCATTAGCTCGATCCACTCTTGATCAGTCTTCAATGTAATCCTCCCACATATCTTGTTTAACGGGATCAATGTAATCCGGCTCAAAGTAGCTTACCCGTGGAACCAGTTCAGCCGGCGCCACAGCCTCCTCGACCCATGTTGCATACTGAGCATGCTCATTATCGGTATATACGCCGAGTATATACTCAGATGTGCCAGTGTTACGATCTACCATCTCCACCACGTACATAACGACCTCCTCGGTCATCTGTCGTCAGCAAAAACATCTATACTGTACTTTTCAAGTAATCGGTCGAAGCGGGCAACCGTTGTTGTGGACTTGCCCAGCTCTGCCGCTATCGTCTTGTACGGATAGCCCTTCCTGCGTAACGCTTGGATCTTCCGCGCCTGAGACTTGGTACAAGTGTACACCAAAACGCCGACATTATCACTTACTTGACGCTGGCTCTCTGAAAGCCATTCCGAATCAGCCATATGGTATTCCTGTGTACGTTAAACTTCTCTGCCTGCTTTCGGTCCGGCAGACCCCTTGGGTTCGATCTTATTTCTCTGACTTGATCGTCTGTGAGTTTGATTCTTGGCACTTTGGTTTCCTCCCCTCGTAATCTGGCCAGTATCCCTTGCACACCATATCGGTGTAGACACGCTCCTGAGCTTGAGCCTCCTGCATGTCTCCCGTTCCCACTAAGCCGAGCACTGTCAGAAAACCGACAGCGCCCAGAATGATTTGATAACGTTTCATCTGTTGATCCCCATAAAATCCCGAATGTATGCCTTCGCCTCTTCCAGAGTTTGGCATTCAAGCGTCCATCCACTAATGAACACATCAAAGGTTTTGCTGTGAAGGTCTTTGCAGATCACTCCATCATGGTAATGCATTTGGATTGGAACCTGTTTCATTTCCGTTCCTTTTTCTGTCTTTGTGAATTCAAATTCCATCCACTCTCCCGAGCCCGATTTTGTAATTACATTGGTCATTGTCATTGCCTCCAGTAAGGGCCGCTTATGCGGCCTCTGTTGGTCTCATCTCGTCAACATCGAACCCAATGGCCTCAAGCGCATCGAGCACCTCTTTTGGCAGGTAACCGCCAATCCCATCGTAGTCAACGAGTTCGTTGCCTTTGAACCACAAGCCGCCGCCATACTCATCGCCGTGCTCGTTATGTTCGAACCAGCCGCGCTGGGTTCCATCTTGCTCTGGCGCGTGTAAGCAAATCTCAAAGTTTTCTGTGTGTAATGACATTTTCATTCCCTCCAGTTAAGGGCCGCTTATGCGGCACTATTTTCCTCAGCGTATGAATCGCAGTGAGCTATCCACTCGTCTGTTCCCAATGGAATGTCCGTCTCACCACAGAATAAAGCGCCATTCTCTTGAAATTCTTTTAACGCAATTTCTTCAATCTCTTTACTGAAGCCAAGAATTTCACAAGCTGACTTAACACTACAGCCATGTGCCATCATCGCGTTTAAAATTTCTAAGTATTGTGAATCGTTCATTTTACTTCCCTCTCAATTAATGGGTCTCCCTGACCCGATGAGAGAATTGTATGATACCTTTTACTGTACTGTCTACCTTTTTGTGCACATTTTTATATGTTTTTGTGTAATTCTTTTTCTCTCTCTTTCAGCTCCTTAATCAGATCCTCGATCTCGGTCCGGTAATACTTCTTTGTCTGGCGCTTGGTTTCGCTTAGCCAGTCAACAAATTCCTGCCCGTATGTCTCACGCATGTACCGTGCGTAATCATCGTGGATCTTATGAGCGAACCGATTACAGCCCTTGCACTGCGGGTGGATGTTCTCTTCTAGTAGCTTGTGCGCCGTGTAGGTCCGAGATATATAATGACCACCGTCCATATTCTTCCAGTGGTCGATCTTACCGCAGGTAACGCACTTGCAGTAACCGCTCTCGTCTGCGGCCTTCATGCGAACTATCCGTTGCAGAATAGTCGCGGCGTCCTCAACGAGGCCGGCTATCGTCTTCTGTTTTGTCATTTTGAGTAAATAACCTCTCTCTCCCTATGGCCGGCGTGAAGTTTAAACAGCTAGTGCATACCCATCCCTTTAGCCTAAAATCATCCTGCGCCTTGAATACCTCTTCCATTTGCGCATCGCAGTCATCGCACATCATTATCGCTATCATTTTACTGTCTCCCTTTCGATCATTTTGTAGCTGATAGTTTGGCTACCAACTTGCCCAAACTCTTTGTGATAGGTAATCACTTGTGCCTCTCTGCCTGACATCCAACCGCCACGGCTTGCATAGGCATCGGGTGCGGCAAGCGTCCTGTGCTGAGTGACAAGCATTAGGTTTGTCTCTTTAACGTCAATACTATGGTAGTGACCCATGTGCGCGTAGGCGTGTTCAGTCCTGCCGAATACCTCTCTGAACTTTGCCGCGAATACCGAATCAACATTAGCCACCTTGCGCTTGTGACCGTGATGAAAAAATAGGGCCGTCTTGCCCCATTCAAAACAATAGTACGTGTCCGCCGAGTTGTCTATTTCAATCCTTGGCTCTTCATCGTAAAGCGCAACTAGGAACTCACGCATCCATGCGCTACTGGCTGGATCGTGGTTGGCATCACACCACTTAATATGCACCTTGGGATATTTCTCTAAAAGCATTCTGATAACTCGCCGGATAACTCGAATGGTTGTCCTGACTAGCTTTTGAAATCTACTGTCGGAATCAAGAATATGACGACTCGCGGGAGTGACTGCTTCTAGACTATCGAAATGCAAAAAATCACCGAGTTGAGCGAACACTGCGACATCGGCTTGTGGGCTTTGCTCGATAGCTTGGGCGAACCACTTAACTAACGTGTCCTCGGCTATCTTTAAATCCCAGTCTGCCCCTGCCTCTTCATGCCAAGCCAGCATTCCTGCGTGATAGTCCGTTATAACGTACATATTGCACAGCTCAGACTTCTTAACTTTCGGCCTATCTACCTTTGGCTCTGGCTTGATATCTTCATTGAGCGCCTCAATAGCTTCGCGCATCAATTGCATCTGACGCTCATTGTCTATGTCAGACTTGACCCACTGGATGACCGGCGCCCCGTCTTTATAAAGTGTAGATGTACCCTTGACCTTGTAGCCATCAGGCACCGTGTGAATCATATCGTGCTCAGGCGAAAAGCCTTTGCTTGCGGCCAAAATTCTAACTCTTTTGCAAATTTGCTGTACGTTCCGCCCAGCGATTCCAATCTCGTTTGCTATTTCTCTAACAGACAGACCATGCAAGCGCATCTCGATTACCTGCCTTTGCCGTTCTGTCTCGCAAAACGCTAACAACCCACCCCAGTCATTCATATTGTCACCTTAGGTCTGATACGAACTTGCGGCCCTCTCATTGGCCTGCTCTGTTCGCCATGCCTCGAACGATAGCTTTGCCGCATCATACACTACTTTAGCCTTAATTGCCTCCATACGGGCGTCTATGGCGTCCTCGCGCAGTTTTCTGTACTCGTAGTCGGCCTCGGCTCGCATCTCTGCCTCAGCGACGCCACAACCGGCGTCTTTGTGCTGAAGCGCTATCTTGGCCTTAACTGATTTAACTGCGGCCTCTAGCAGGTTTGCCGCGTGCTCCTTGTCCGCCCAATCTGACCCGACTGTCACCAGCCTTTCGTAAACGCTTTTTGGATTCATACGCTATCTCCACATGCTTTTTCACTAGCTCCCTCAAATGCTCTGGCACGTCTGAAAGCATCTCTCGCCGCCTGTCCAGCGATTGCTGGGATACTATCTCCCGAGCATAAGTCCTCGGCCACTTCACTTATCCACCTCTGCCTTAGCCATGTATGTCCTGCCCTCTGGTAAGTTTCGCTACGCTTTCCAAGAGCACTGCTCTTAATTAAGCCCCTACGGTGCATCTCCCTCAGGACATCCAGAAGCCGGCTAGAGTGCTTGGTCGTAGTAATCAACTCAAGCATCTCGGCAGAAGACCATGTAGCACCAGACCGGTATAGACTGGTGCTCATTACCTCTTTAATTTGGTCGTCAGTTGAATACCTAGCCATCGTATGCCTGCCCGTACTTAGACTCGTAAATCGCCTTCATATGAGCCTTTTCTGGGCCAGAGAGCCAGCTTATGTCGCTAAGGTCGTCTAGGTGAGACCGGTCCCTTAAAGACTTCTTTTTAGGACTCTGTATCGGAGAAGAGCCGCCTTGATCTTGCGCACGTGATAGCCACGAGTTAATGAACCTCTTGATACCAGCCTTGGTCTTACGCCGTGAAGGATTAGCGTCGAGCCAGCTCTCCATCTTTGCAATCTCGGCGAATACATCCACCTTTGGATAGGTTTTTTGCCATTGAATGATGTCTGCATCATCTGCCTCCCACGTTTCTCCAGTGTTTAAAATCACGACCACCCCTCTTTTTCTCTCAAAAACTCACATAGCTGATCAATGCTATCAAAAGAATACTCTTCTCCATCATGCACATATTTGTCGCTTGGCGAGTAAAACCAGCAATAAAGAACCCAGCTTACAACTGGAACGTCTAATCCGCTAAAATTCATCAAATCCCACAAACTGGCATTTAAGTTATTAATCAAAGGGTTGTCCATAAACGCCTCCATAACACTATCAGGAAGACTATTTAAAAAATCCTCGCCTTGTTTCTGTTGTTCGTAAAGGGCCTTTAATAACTCTGTTTCTGTTAGTGGCTCATCAAGTAAAAATGTTGGCAATTCAGTGGTTTCAATTTGATCAATAATCATTTCAGCATCCTCCACTCAGCAATCGAGACCTTCTCGCCGTACCGGTTTAAAACCGTTTTACGGCTTGTCAGTATCGAGTGACCTTTCGACTTTAGTTCAGAGATTCTTGCAGGCGCCTCAAGGATTCCCAATTCGGACCATGCGTTTAGTCTGGTCAGAACATTCCCCTCCTGCAAATAACTAAGGATTCTTTCTTGCTGTTTCATAACTCACCTCCTAGTGAATAATCTCGGTTTCCCGAGCCTCGTCTGCGATCTCGTTAGCCAGATCTAAGATAATGTCATCGAACACGTCTTTTGAGTAGTTACCAATAATCCCCAATTTGTCTTCGTTAACAACCATCACGAATACTATCGACTCGCTGTCAATCAGCTCGTCAAGCGTTTTTAGTAGTTCTTCTTTGTTCATTGATTCACTCACTTTTAAACTCCCACACTTTCCCTTTTGATGTCCTAGCGGACACCACTGAGTTGATTAATACTGACGAGCTGTGATTAACGTATCGAATCTTGACATCTATCCGCTTGACCTGCTCTCGGCCTGCGGGGCGCATCATGGAGAGGGTCAACTCCGTCTCTGGGGTTCTTCGGTTCCCCAGCCTAACGCCCGTTAATCTCTGCGATTTTGATGTTGTGCTTACAACTGGTGGGAGGCAAACTACATACA